TTAGCATCTAAAGTATATTTATCAGCAGACTCTGGTCTACCCAATTTTGCATAAACTTCATCCCAATGTTCTTCTGTAGAATTATTAGTTGGGATAACAACTTTATCTTGACCAATCATTTTTGTAGCATTGATATAAGATTTTGCTAACGCATCTATCTCTGTAAACTTTTCAATGTTAGGATCTTTTCTATATGCTTCGCTTATAGAATCTTTCCAAGATGATGTTGTTATAGTTGTTGTTGTACTAACTTCTGGTTTTGTTTCAGTAGTTGGTTGTGTTGTTGGTGTTACTGTTTCTGTAGGTGTCGTTGTTTCTACAGGCACAGTCTCCTGTGTTATCTGTTCGCTTGACATAGTTATTTTCCTTTTTCATTTTCTTTTTGGAGCATTGATTTAATAAATAGAAGTACACTCCTTTGACCTTCCATATATGCACTTTCATGGCTATCACCTTTTACATTAGTGGTAGAATGATAATGACATCTTTTTTCAAGATCGACCAAGACTTCTTTGCCTTCGTCTGTATTGAATATGTATTTATAATTTGTTTTTAATCTGTTAATTATTTTTTCTAATTGTTTGTTTTCTTCCATACTATTCCACTTCAGCATTTGCTACAGCTCTTGCTTCGTCTGGCAATGCTTTTGCTAGTGGTGCTATATCTCCTCCTGCTTTCGCAGCTTGTTGTAGTTGTTGCATTTGTTGCATTTGTTCTTGTTGTTGTGCTGCTTGTTGTCTTTGAGCATTAACTTCGTTTTGTGATTTTAATAATTTCTGTGGCATACCAACTATGTCTGCCAAGTGTTTAACTAAATTATCAAAATTAACATAATCAAATACTGGTGCTACATTTGCAAGTGAACCTAATATTTCTATTGCTCTCATAATAGATTGTAGCTCTGTAGATTTTTGTGCTTTAGCAAGAGGTGAAACATATTCTATTTCTATATCTCTACCTGATAAAAACTCTGGAGCTTGTGGTAACATATTGTTTCTGAGTAGTATTGCAAACACTCTATCAATTAATGGTTTTAATAATTCTGATTGTAGTCTACCTAATACAGGTCCTAGCAATCTCATCTTCTCTTCGTTTCTTTGGATAACTTCTGTTGCGGTCATTTGTGGACCTTGTTGTAATTGAAGTTGATTAACATAGAACACAGCTCTAATTGCATCTCTTCTTTGCTCTTCCATATTTAAACCTAGTGGATTGTTTGCACCAATGTTTAAAGGTTCAATTCTATCTCTTGTACCTGATCTATAAAAATTTAATCCACCTGGTACAGTTCTAACTGGTAATAAGAAACCATCATCAGGAACTAATAGTGGTGGGTCAACTTGTTTCTGTGCAGCTTTAATTGTAGTCTTACACATTTCATTTAACATCTTAACATCAGGCAATGCTGTCATTGCAGGTGATCTTCCATAAATTTCATTAGATGCTTTTAAATATCTTGGTACTACAAATGGAAACTCTCTAAATCCAGATACAGATAATTCATTACCATTTTTAAATTCAATATACACAGATTCAAATGGCATATTCTTTTTATCTTTTTTGTTAGGATTAAAATCTGATCTTGGATAAACTGCGTGTAATATTTCTACTTCCTTGTAAGGATCTTTTTTAAATGCAGATTGTACATCACTAGATACTGCTTCACCAAACTTTTGCATTGCAGCTCTAGCTGATATATTAAATCTTCTATAGATAGTATCTATTCTACCTTTGTCATTCTCTGCAATAAATACTTCGTTGATATGTCTTGTTGAAAATTTAATAATATCTTCATCATCTTCTTCGATAAACATTGCAGCAGTACCAAATGTAATTAGGTCATGATACAATTCAAATATTTCTTGTTGAAAGTTTGATCTATTAAATGCTGTGTACATTACTTCAGTTGCAGACTCTAACCAAATTTTTGCTTCATCTTCATTATCAATATCTTCATCTTTGAATCTTAAAGTAAACCAAGGTGTAGATGGATTAGTCATCATGCCATGTAATGATGCTGATAATAATTCTACTGCTTGTATCGGTGATGAGTCAAAGACTTGTTCCATTCTTTTATCACCTCTAGCTCTTTGTTTAGTAACATCAGCTTTTCTTGGTTGCATATAATCTGCAACTTCTTGCCAATGCGTTTCCCAGTTTTGTCTTTGACCTTCTAGTTTTTCGTACCTAGATAGTAATCCTTTAGTTAAATCTGTTCTTGCCATTATTGTCCTAATAAACTTTTCTTACCTAATGTTAAACTTTCATCTTCTACACCTTTAGAGCTTGTCATAATTGTTGTTGATCTACCTCTTGCTTTAGTCTTTCTTGCATCATAACCATCCATACTTGTTGCTGTTGCCTGTGATACTTCTGGTGCAGTTGGAGTTGGAGCAGGTGGAGTTGGTGGCGGTGATGGTCTAAATACTGATCCCATATTATTTTCCAAAGGTTAATGATGAAGTTGTTTCTGATTTTGTTTCTTTTGTTTCAGATTTAACTTCTGGTTTTTTAACTTCGTTTTCAAAAGTTTTATCTTCTGCTAATACTAAAACCTCTTCTACTTTTTTAGGTTTTGCTTTTGCTTTTACTTTTGGTTTTTTTTTAAATATCTTTTTAATTTTTTCTAACATTATGATCCTAATAAACTTTTATAATTATTATTGGTTGATACAAATTTTTTTCTTTTATATCCTTTTTTAATTGCTGTAGCTCTTGTGGTATTTCTTCCATATTTTTTTTTAATGTCAGAAGCTTCTTTTATTAACTGTACATTTTTTGGAGAAACTTTATATTTAGTAAATAAAATATTTTTTGGATCTTTAATTGCTTTATTAATTATATTTTTAAAATTAGCCATTATGATCCTAGTAAAGTTTTCTTTTCTGTTTCAGCTTCTTCCTCAACCCCTAATGGTCCAGTTAATATTGTTGATCTTCTACCTTTTCGTTTTCTTTCAATCGCTGCTTGTTCTGCCGCAATCCTGTCTTTTTCCTCTTGCGAGACTTCTGCCGAAGGCGGTTCTGGCAAAGGTTGAACTGGTGGTAGCGGTGGCATTTTTGGTGAAAAAATTGAACTCATAATTATATAATCCTGTACTCATTATCTGCTACACTTTGTGGAGCAGTTTGTCTATCATTAATTTCCTGTAGTCCAACTGCTAGGTAACGCATTGCATCACAAGCGTGTGAACTCCAATCATGAACAGGCTTTGATCTAAACATTCTGTTTTTATCAATATACTTCCTGTGGTAATGTCTTAACGCATCTATTAACTTTTTGCAATGGTCAGTATCAATCCAACATCTAGGCAGGGTCATTGTGGTTGCGTGTATACCATCCTCTAGTGGAATTTTTGGTACGACCTTGAACCTAATTCCTAATTGGTAGGCGACCTCTCTCCTGGTCTTGCCATTACCAAAGTCGGTAACTTCAATGTCATGTGGTGCAAAATGATCTTTGTAAACATAATCTTTATCCTTAATTACTTGTACATAGTATGGTAAACCTTGACCTCTCTCTTCATGATAATCTATTATATTAACACTCTTGCCTAACTGCTGGTAAAATATAATAGCACTATGGTCGGAGACCCCAAGATCCCATGCGGTAGATACTGGGAGTGATGGGTCGTAGGGAACTCTAGTTAATTGTTTTTGATCTTCCATCTTACCAAGTACATCTGAATATACTGCACCTTCTATGTTTGCTATCCAATCACATTCAAACTCTTGCTGAAACTTCTTATCACCCATTACTTCTTTTGCCTTGACTAACTCATCCTCATCTACAATTTTTGTCTCACTAGCTTTTGCCTTGTAGTTAAACCAATCACTAGCTCCTTGTGCGTGTTGGTATAGTTCATAAAAGTTATTGTTCATTCCCATAGGTGTACCAATAAACACACAGTAGCCTTTACGATCTGATAATGCTGGTCTAATTATTTCTGGAAACAACCTGCTGTTTACATTTGCGTACTCATCAATCACACAACCATCAAGGTATATACCTCTTAAGCCATCAGAGTTTTCTGAACCTAGTAAAGTTATTCTGCTGCCATTGGGTAGATCTACTCTTAGTTCTGTTTCGTTAAATTTTGTATAAGGTATTTTTGCTGTAAATTGTTTCATATAATCCCAAGCAATACTTTTCGCTTGTTTGAAGGTGGGTGCAATATAAGCAAATCTAGGGTTCTTGAGTTTGGACAGCAATGCTGACCTAATTAGGTGGTTGATCATACATACTGTTTTGCCAAACCTTCTATGACAAACTAATACATTCCATCTGTGTTTATCTATTTGTTTGTGCAAGTGAGCTTGATGCTTTCTTGGGGTGTATGGTATTTTGATGTCCATATTTATTTGTTTTCGTAGAAAAGCATATTTAGTGTATCTTTGTACTAGGCATACTCTCTGTAGGTTCAAAGTCAAAGCCAACACATAACATAACATAGTTAATAAAAAGTGTTGAAGCTAGTTCATTAGGAAAACCAACAAACTTTATAATAACATCATTATTATCTTTATCAACATAAGCAACTGATTCTATATCGTCTAATCCAAAGTAGTCCATATACTACATCTAGTTTATTATTGGTGGTCTGGCAATAAGTCAATGTGGGTGTGGATAAGGGAGTCCAGCGATCTAGCTGACTGTGTGTAAGGGAGTCCTCGAGTCCCATGTATATATATATAATAAACTGCGGGTGCTGTCGGGGTGCTACCCCATACTTTAAATAGAAAAAAAGCAATCTGTCCGGTAAATATTACTAACGATAACTTATGATTATCAATAACTATTCCAATAACTCTTTATTATAAGAACACCTATTAGTATAAGGTCAGTAATGCTGTCCGATATTTTATGGGAAGATCAGAAGTTGTCGCTTAATAATAGAATAGCAACTTCAACTACAATTATATTCCAGGTCCTCTATTCCAGGATCTCACATAAAAAAAAACCCACCAATAAAATTAATTACTGATGGGTTTAATTGTTTATTATTATTTATTTTTTTTAACTTTGTTATATGCTTTGTCTATTGTTTTAATTAAATTATTAAAAGAAGATTGAGGCAATGCTTCAATATCTTTTGCATATTGTTTTAAATCTTCATCATTTTGCATATCTAAAACAACCTTGTTTTTTATTTCTTCATTTGTCATTTTTTTATACTCCATATTTGTTTAGCTCTTTATATAAAATGTATAATTATATACAAGTATTATTTTAAATTAAATTACATTAGAATTATTCTAATCTAATTAGAGCTTTTAAAATAAAACTAAAAAAAATATATTTTGTATATTGACTTCAATAAATAAATATATATTTTGTATAAATAAATAATAATGAAAGGAAACAACAAATGACAAATACAAAAATAAAATGGCATAATGAAGATTATGATTTAGGTTGTGATGTTTCAAAACTTGAAGATTTAGGTTTTGAAAATTCATCATGGAAAGATGACATTGCACCATCATTTGCAAATGACAAAATGCAAATCTATTTCTTTAATAGACATAAATTAAAAGAGCATGAAGGTTGTTCTAAATTTAGTATAAATAAAATACTAGATGATGAAACTATAGAACATCTTTATTCAACTGATTATTTCTATAAAGTTTTACAACTTGCTCAATTAAGCAATGAAATCAACAAAAACCAATAAACTTGACAATAATAAATTATACAATTAAGATAATAGAAAAAACGAAAGGAAACAAAAACAATGATTAAATATATAGCACACTCTAAAAAATGGAGAGACAAAGTAAATGGAAATACTTATTTCTCTGTTCAAGTTACTGACTTAAAAAATAATGATACTATAAAAATTCCATTTCAATATGGTTATGGAGATCACTTTAAATCCATAACATTAAATCAATTATGTAGAAAAGATAACACTTCAAAGTTTAGTCTTTATCATGATTTTATTAAATGGATAGATCAAGATAATTGTAAGAAAAGAGAAGTTTTAAATTGGGGTCAATCATGATTAAAAATATATTAAACTTTTTAGATTATGTTTTATTCTTAGGATTGTTTTATATAGTATATCTAGGTTTAAAATATTCAGTACAAATAGAACAATTAATAATTGAATTAAAAGGGGGTGCGATATGAAAACTAAACCAATAAAGATCATAGAAAAAGCATTAACTGACTTATGGGTTAGAGATATTGAAAAATTTTTATTAGAAAAAAATTATTCATATGCTAAAGTCTTAATGCAAAAAATAGGTATGAGTAGAAAAGAAATAAATCAAACAGTAAAAGAGTTCCAGGAGGTACAACAATGATTATTTTTGGAAAAACTAAACACGAATGGCAACAATTAGAGCTACAATATAGACCTGAATGGATCATATTTTTAGTAGGGTTTATTCTTGGAGCTATAATATTTTAAAAAAATAGAAGGGAAAACAAAATGAAAAATAAACTAATAGAAAAAATAGAACAAATATGTGAAGAACATCTAGATAATACTGAAATAGATAGTATTGATAAATGTGAAGATTATCATGACCATTATTTATTGGCTAAAGTAGATATGGCTAAAGAAATATTAGAAACTATTACAATAAATAAAAATGAATAAACAACTACAACAACAACAAAATTTAAGGGAGTTAGCTAGACTAACTTTCTTAAATCTTATGAGTGCCAATGGAGTTATGGCAAAGACAATCATAAGAAACTATAAACAAAAACAAGAGAGGGAAAATGAAAACATACGACATAACAATACAGTATGATGTTCAAAAAACATACTGTGTAAGAGCATCATCTGAACAAGCTGCAAGAAATAAATTAGATGATTATGGTAAATGGGAAAAAGATATAGAAACTTCTCAATCTATGGAAGATTGGGAATACAGAGATACTCTTTAATTAATCTTTATTATCAGAGGGTATATCTACTATATCCTCTGATACATCAATCATATCCGATTGATTATCTTCCCAACTAATTTTAATTGATTGATCAGTTTTAACATTTTGTACTTTATTGTCTGAATATAAATCTGTAAGTTTATTGGCAAGAAAAGTTATAAACTTTGTCTTTTCTCTGATCCATAGTATCTGATTAGGGTTTTCTATTTCTTGATACTGAAATACTTGTAAGAGTTTATCTATTAAAGTTTGGACACCATTCTTTCTAGCTTCAGTTATCCTCTCGTTCATCTCTGGATTTTTTTTTAAGAAATGATAAAATTTCATCAAGCTGAACTGATACTGTTTTTCCTCTAGTATTTCGGTAAGAGTTAAACCTCTCGTGAGTTTTTCGCAAATTGTATCTGCTTGGCTCGTTGTTATCAAGTCTGACTTTGACTTTGGTGTAATAGTATTCTTTGAGTTGGTCATCTGTATAGTTCCTAAATTGTTGTAGTTTGCTTAATTGTTTA